GCCGATAACCACATATTAGTACGCTTTAGAGTTTCTTCTTTTCTCTGCTAACATTCTTTTCTGACCGCCAACTGGCATTTCAGGTTTTCCTGTAGCAATATAGTTAAAAGCACCATCAGCAGTAGTCTTAGATCTAGGATCTACCTCTATACTTTGTTCAGGGACTTTAACTATTTTTTGTTTTTTATAGTTCATCATAATTATTTACCTTTTTTTACTCCCTTTATAACACCTTTGTTCTTAGATGCATAGAATATCTTTTCACCTTCCTTCTTGCCATATTGTTTCTTCATGGATTTCATAATTTTTTTACCTTTTTTGTTTAATGGCATTAATTATCCTCCGTAACTATCGCTGCTTGTTGTACGCCAGTCTTTGCAAGGCTAACTCCAGCACGTAATTTAGCTAATTCTTCGTTTTGATCCATTTTATCTTCCGCTAATTCTCTAGCTTGCATCAATTTTGCTCTATTTAGGTCTTGATTTGCTTGATCTGCATCTTTTTTACGTTGATTTTCCATCGCTCGAAGGTCAACCTCACGTGATTTTAATTTTAAAAGTGGATCTGCATCAAATTGTGATGTAATTTCTTTTTCTTCTTTAGCAAAATCAGCTGTTAGCTCTGCAATTAGCACAGATTTTCTTGCTTCTATGTCTTGAGATATTTTTTGAAGCTGTTGTTGAGCTTGTGGGTTCTGTTGTGCCATCATTTGCAGTTGTTGTGCTTGTTGTAATACTTCTGCAAACTCTAATTCTACTTGTTCTTGTGCCATTAGGCTAATGTGTTCAAGAATATTTTTTTGAATCGCTGCCATAACAGGTGGATTATTTCTTACAATGTTGGTTGACATAAAATTTAAGTGAGCTGTGACGTGTGCTCTGTGATCTTGACCACGAAAAGCTTGAAAAGGTTTCATACCTAAAGCATTAATATGTTCTAACGCTGGGTCCATAGGCTGCATTGGAGCAGGTGGTGGTAAAATTGCATCAATATCTTTTATACCAAGCGCTTCATACATTTTTCTATAGGCAAAATACAAGTTATGTATTTGTGGATTTGATGTTGCAAGTTGTAATTCTGTTTGTGCTATTGTAATTCTTTGTGCCATTGAAAAAATATTTGGATCTGCAACAGGTAAAATATCTACTCTTTCATCAAAATCCATTTGTTTAATTTCCCTCTGACCACCGACAACATCATAAGGATAATTCGGTGGTAAATAAGTTTTAAATACTTTTGCTAGTAATTTAAATTCTGTTCTCATTGCAGAGTATAATCTTTTGTGTATGGCAGACATGACTTTTGAACCACGTTCTAATAATGCAACCGTTGTTCCCACAGCAGCTTGTTGATTACCATCACCCACTTGCATGTCAGCGATAGCAGCAAATCTTTGTCCTGCGCCAACCACAACGCCCATTAATTGTAATAATGTCGGTGACGGCTCTTTGTATGGTAACGGCATAAAAGCATCTCTAAGATTACCACCCGGTGCATCTACATCTCTAAACTCACCTGGTTGTAATGGTGATGCTTCGTCTCTAACTCGAATACCTCTTTGTTTAAATCCTGCAGGTAAATTAGATAAAGTCCCTGCATCTAATAATTGACGGAGAGCAGCCGTTGCGGTCCTGCTCAATCCGCCAATCATATGGATTAATCCAAAGCCATAAAACCCTAAGCCCGGTAAGAATTTAAAGTGAACAAAATAGTGGATTTTATTTCTCTTTGGATCGGTTGGTTCGTAGTTACGTCTAATAGATAAGACCTTTTGACTAGCCTCTTCTACTGTAACTATGTAAGGCAGTTTAATTCCTGTCGAATTTAATTCATCGTCTTTATCTTCAAAACCCTCTAGGTCTAGATTTACGTGACACTCTAAAAGAGTATACATATTTTCTTGTCTACCAGTTTTTCTAGTTCCTTCTAATTGTCTCTCTTTTTTTGTTAATTCATTATTAGTGTCAGGTCCTGGAGGTTCTAAATCTATATCAGAATAGAAACCACCCACTTGTTGTTTTCGTAAATCGTTTTCAGAAATTTTTATTGTATGGATAATTGATTCCGCATCGTCTAATGAGGTAGCCGTATACGGAACAATTAAATCCTCGGCAGGTATAAATTTACTTACCGCTCTTCCCAACAAATCATCGTAATAAACTTTTTTAAATGTAGAACCAGCAAGTGGTAGGTGAAATAACATTTGATCAAACTCTGGTTCATACTCTTCCATTTTTTCCATCAGTTCGTAGTTCATGTAATCTTTTACACGTTGTGACTGAGCCTCTTTTGCAGGATCCGTTCTACCGACAATCTGTGTTCTGACTGGTCCTTCTGCTGGTAATAATTCTTTGTAAGCACCAGCTTGAAATTGTGTAACTGCCTCTGCTAAAACAGGGTGTGTTGCACCTGATGCTCCTTGAAAAGGTTCTGTTCTATTCTCGTATTTAAATCCTAAAAGATCTAGACCTTGTATGTACCCTTGTTCCCAATCTTTTCTTGATGTTTTATATTCTTTGTAATCGGCAACTAATTCTAGACCGATTGGTTTTAAAACTTCTTCTGGTAATAATTCTGCTAAATTATCAAAGTGTCCTGGTTGACCTTCTATGTTTACTTTGCTTGGATCAAAGTTTACCTCAACGCTACCGTCTTCGTTTGGTGTGACCTCGACTCCAGGATCTTGGGCCTCTACAGCTTTCTCCTGTTCTATCTCTATTTCTTCTTGAGGATTAACCTCGATTGATGTTTTTACGTTTGGTAACGTTTTGTCTATATCTGCCATTTATATTCTCCGGGTTTATTATCTTAACCTGTTTTAAGGGAACATTCAACCCTTGTGGGTTGGGCCCCCTTTTAGGTGGTACTGTTCTAGTCAATTTTTTTAATGTCATTTATTAGTAGTTGTTTTATATTGTCTGGAAAAGCATCAACGTTGTAGCCAGCAGCTTCTAATTCAGACATTTTTAATTTATTTGGTAAAAGTTCTATAATCTCTTCAATGGAATCTAAACCGTCTTCATAATCTTTCATTTTACCTTCACTATCAGGTTTAACTGTAGATTCTTCATATTCATCGGCCGTTCTATAATACTTACCATCTTTTCCTAAAACATTTTCTCCTGGTTTATAAGTAATAAGTTCATCTGAAACAACACCTTCTATGACATCATCACCTACGCTGATACCGTCTTCTTTTATTTTTTGAATAGTAATTTCTCCTGTTGCCATATTTTCTTTCATAACATAATCTTCAAATTGCATATTGTTTTCAACTCTTGGATCAAACTCAGCATCAAGTTGTTTACCACTTCTTTTAATTTTTTCTACTAATTGAAAAAAATATGGAGGGACTCCACCACTTGTTGCTTTTTCTGCAACTTTCTCTGCAACCTTTGCAGTCTGTGCTATCTCATCTCCAAAGCCTAGCAGCTTTGCTAAGATCACAGTTGCACCCGCACCTGTCGCTTGTAAAAATTCTCGTCGATTCATTCCTCTTTGTTCTAACACCTCATCAACTTCTTTTATTAAAAGTTTTTTAGTCACGTTATTGACAGGTAGATTTCTAGCTTTTGCAAATGAGTTTAATAATTTAAGACCAGGAAATATAGGAGCAGTGACCTCGGCTCCAAGACCAATAGTATCTGCAAAAACTTTTGCACCAGCCGTAGAACCTCTCTCGATCTGTTTCTGTTCCTCTGCCTTGATTAGTTTATCAAGACCGATTTTTTTCTCTAATGATGTTGGTGTTATGTTTTGTAAAAACTCTGAGAATATCCCTGTTCCTCTGATATTAGATGGTAATACCTCATCATAGTCTTGAACATAATTATTACCTGAGCCCCCTGTAATTCTAAACGGACCTTTCTGCACAATGTCAGAAATCAATTTTCCAGTTGCTGGCAAAATTCTTAAAGCAAATTCTCCAATACGAAGACCTGATCTAGCTAACACATCCGCATAGTATGGATAGTTTCTAGGATCGATAATGTCATTTAACACCTCGATAGGATTCATTGTTTCTTTATATGTCTGCATCTTCGGTAGCTCTGCATCTTCATTTGTAAAATAAAATTCTAATTCTTTTAAAAAATTTTCATCAGCTCCTGCTGCACCACCGTTGCTAAATCCTGCACGGCCACCTTCCGCTGCTTGGAAAGGATCTATATCTGGTTGATCCCCCGCTTCCATGTTAGAAAATTTTTCTCTTAATTCATCTAACAAAGGTTCATCTTGGTCTATACCTGTTATACCCTCTAAAACATTTTTAAATTTTTCTTGACGTTTTCCAGCTCTTTCCATCATGCCTTCAGGGTCTTGTATATCTGCTGCTATTGCTAAGGGCACATTCACAGCTTTTCCTAAAAACGGATCTTTAATTAAATAAGATCCTGCGCTAGCTAAAGACTCTTTTAATGGAAGACCTGCAAACATACTTAAAGTAAAATCTACTGGACTTAATACAACAGCTCCTCCTGGAATTTTATTTGTTAAAAATTTAAGATTATCCATTTTAGATTTTATATTTTGAGCTTCTCCTTTAAAAGTTCCTGTTTTTTCTTTTATAGTTTCTGTTGGACTTTTTATTTTAAATTCAGGATTTGATGCTTTATTTAATAAAATTCTCTCTGCATATTTTTTATATCTTTTTAAGTTATCAACAAAATTTAAATTTAAACCTCTACCAATTGCATTTATTTCCGCTTCAGTTAAACCTTTTATCTGACCAGACACGTTTGCTTTTTGAGTTGATATGACTAATTTTTTTAAAGGATTAACATCTACCTCATCTAAATGGTCAATAACTAATTTATCACCACCCTCTTGAAGAGCTTTATTTAAATTTATTGTTTTACCTGGATTAAGTGGATCATCTATTTTTATTTTTTTTAATTTTTCAATATCATTATAAACGGTCGCTGCTTCTTTAAATAAAGGATCGTTTAAATCTATGTTTCTATATGTAATAAATTTTCCTGTATTTAAATCTTTAAATTTAACGTTAGCTACGGTGTTTCCACTAACATATTTAAATAACTTACCACCCATATCAACGTGTCTAGCTAATTGTGCTAGTATATAACTTTTAGCATCAAACGATCTAGTCCCTGCTTTTAAAATTTCTGTTCTTGCTGCAGTTGACACGGGATAATCTTTTAAAGTTTTATTATAAGTTTTAACGGTTGTTTCGCTAATATTTTTAATATCATCTGCTGTATAAATTTTTCTTGGCTGTACTACTCTTGTAAGTATTGTTCTAAATTTTGGCGAAAGTTTTTCATACATTTTTAATTCAACAGGATTTAAAAGATCTTTCATACGAAGTGGAGATATACCTGTTTTGTCTGAAGATAAATCTATCAGTGGTCTATCTCCACGATTAACCTCTCTAACAAGTTTGTTAAATTTTATTTTTTCTGCATTAGTTATTTTTTTTCTATCACCACCTTTTATAAGTTTTTTATAATCTTCACCTAAAGCTTTTTCAATTCTTGATTCTGTTTTTGCGTCTCTACCTGTTTCTGTTGCAGTAGGATCACCAAACATTGCTACAAGGTCAGATAAAAAAACTTTTTTAGCTCCGCCCTGAGCTTTAACGTATGCTTTAATATCTTCTAGCGATTGCAAATACTCTGGTGTAAAACTTTTAAAAGCAGCTTTTCCTGTTCGTGAACCCTCTTTAATTCTGGCTCTAAGTTCCTCTTCTGTAAAATATTGTTGTATTTCTTTACTAATTATTCTACCTTTTGAATCTCTTTTACCTGTAGAAACGCTTTGCCTAAAAACATATTTACCAAAATTAGGATCTTCTGGTTTAGAAATTCGTCTATATTCTTTTCCATCAATTACAATTGTATCTGTGCCCGGGCCAAATCTAGATTTTTTACCTTGTTCCAAAAATATATTAGCAAAACCAGTTCTATCTCCATAATCTTCACCAGAAATTATACCACCACCAATCATACCACCATCAGCCATACGACCTTTCATTCGTTCCTCAAACTCAAAGATAGCTTGTGGTATTTTTATTTCAGGTTGTGGTATACCTTGTGTGCCTTCTTGTATGGTGCCTGGACCAAATCTTTCGTTGAGCTCTTGTAATACTTTCTCAAGGTCAGAATCTAATACGGCAAACTTATTACCAAGACTCTTGTCCTCGTCATCAATCAACGTGTTATTTATATAATCAAATACGTAAGCCAACTATGCCTCCTTTTGCACCTCTAAACTGATCTCCTCTTTTTCCTGATTGTTTTAAATAATCTCTAAGACTTTTTTTGCCACCATGGTCTTGGTAGTATTTAAAAGCATCTAATACTCTTCGAAGAGCATCGTCTTCTAATTGTAGAATATTATCATAGAACGAGCCCTCAGAAAATCCAACACGTCCACCCTCTGCGTTTAGATCTTTGAACGGTAGGATCTTGGAA